GCTAAAAGAATTATTAACCATACAGAAGAAAATGCTAAATTTTTTATTTAGCATTAAACTTAAAAATCCCACAGTATTCGTACAGGGTTGACAAGCTGGAAAGACAGCTATTTTTTAAAACAAACAAAATGCAAAGACAATCAATAATAGTTTTCATTCAAGGCGACCGAATAGAAACCTACGGGAATTTAAAAAAGTGTTGCGAGTTTGAAAACTTAAAATATCACACTTTAGCACGTTTAAAATTCCCAATTCGGACAAACGATGTTGTTATACACAAAACGCTCTTTAAATAGCTACTAACGTTCCGCAGCTATACGAAGGGCGGGATTTTGAAAACGAAAATTTAATATGATGCAGAAAACTTTATTTGAAAACGAGAATATGATTGAACCACAAAAGCCCGCCTTTTGTATAGGTGCTGTTAGCCGCAGTACTTTGTTGTTTGGGGATTGTTTAATTGAAAGTGATATAATTGAAAGCGGTTCAGTTGATTTGATATTAACTGATTTACCCTATGGAAATATGAATACTGATGGAGGGAGAAAGTTAGGCATAAACGGTTGGGATTTTGTTATTGAGCCTAAAAAAGTTTATGAGATTGCAAACCGAATATTAAGAAAGAACGGTAAAATGGTTTTATTTAGCCAAGAACCTTACACAACGCAATTAATAAACGAATGTATTAACAATATTTCTTTTAGTTATCGGGCAATTTGGGAAAAAGATAATTTTGCAGTTGCACTGGGTGCTAATAAAAATATGGTAAGTTACTTTGAGGATATTTTGGTTTATTCAAAAACGGTGGAGGATAAAACAGAACACCCAATGCAAGAATACTTTTTAAGTGAATACCTAAAATGCAATAAGAGTGTAAAAGAAATATGCGAACACTTGGGAACTAAACACGCAAGTCATTTTTTTACAAGGGGTTTACAATTTAGAACACCAAATGAAAAGTATTTAAAAATGTTGCAAAACTTTACTGGGTGTTTTAATATAGAATTTAGAAAAATTAAAGATGCACAAGAAGAATTTTTAAACGAAAACAGAACAAAATACCCAAGTACATTCAACTTATGGGAAGGCAACAAATACAAAAGCAACATACTAAAATACAAAAAGGATTACAATGGCTACCACCCCACGCAAAAGCCTTTTTTATTGCTCGAAGATTTAATAAAGACTTTTAGTAACGAAAATGATTTAGTAGTAGATTTAACAATGGGTTCAGGAAGTACAGGTGTTGCTTGTAAGAATACAAACAGAAACTTTATCGGAATTGAGAAAGATGAAAAGTATTTTGAAATTGCCGTTAGCAGGGTGTCTGCGTATTGCGGCTAACTCGTGGCTACAACTCATAAAATAAGACCAACACATCCAAAACAACAAAAAAGGATGATAAACTAAAATTAAAAATGAACAACAATCCAGGAGAACTAATAATTTTTGAAGATAAAGAATTCCGTCATTGCAAAGATCAAGATGGTGATGCGGCGTATGACACCTACGTTTTAAAATCACCAGGAAATAAATTGAAATTCACAAAAGAAGGTTTCGAGGCAATAATAGTTACAGCGAAGTTTCCTCATGGATTATATGGTTATGGTTATTATGGAACCGCTTTGCGAGGTGAGCAGCAATGTTATTGTCATGGTGAAATCGGAAATAAAACCTTTTCCAATGAATTCGAAGCGCGATGTGCTGCAATAAAGTACATTTTAAACAATGAGCTTCCAACAGACTGGCACCGTCACTTCATAAGGCTGCAAGTGAATGATTTTGTAAATCCCAAAACGCTTTTTTAGTATGGTCCATTTCAAAACATTCTTTGCTTCGTTTTTACAAATCGGATTAGTCGCTATCAATACTTTTTTTGTAACAAAGCTTAATTTTCAAGCTGTTTTTATAGTATCGTGCTGTATTTCTTTGCTTTGGGCTTTAAGCGTTTCCAGGGTGGCGATTTCGACCTTCAGTCAAAAAATAGTCTATGCTTTAGGAGCTGGATTTGGAGCAGTAACTGGATTATTCCTTATTTCTAAGATATTTTAATGAAACCTACACCCAAAATGCTCTCTTCCGGTCCGTTCAAATATGCAAAAGATGTGCGTACCGGAAAAATAATGGTCGGAAATCGAATCAAACAAGCTGTGGAGCGTTTCTTTTCCTGGATAGAAACTGCGGAAAATGATGGTTTTATCCTCGATCATAAAGCCGGAATGTTTGCTGCCGACTTTTACCCAATGTTTATCAATCATACAAAAGGAAAATTAGCCGGAAAACCTTTCAAATTAATGCCTTTTCAAGAATTTACGATATACAATGTCTTCGGATGGCAAGATGCTGCTGGAAATCGCCGTATTCGTACCGTTTACGACAAACGAGCAAAGAAAAACGGAAAATCAGCGGAAATGGCTGGACTAGCATTATTGTGCATGTCAATCGATATGGAGTCGGAAGCGGAAATATACGTTGGTGCCACAAAAGAGGACCAGGCGCGTATTTGTTGGAAACAAGCGGTGCAATTTATAGAATCGCCAATGGCAAACAAAGCTTTGCGGAATCTCGGCTTTTATACGCAGCAGCGGCACGTTCATTTTCGTCCATTAGGATCAATTATGATGCCTTTGGGTGGTGATAGCAAAACTCAGGATGGTATTAATGCGCACCTGGCAATTATCGACGAATATCACGCACACGCTTCCGATGCTGTAAAGGAAAATCTAGAGTCTTCATCGGTGCAGCGTCGTCAACCGTTAACCTGGCATATAACTACTGCTGGAACAAACATTGCCTCGGTTTGTAAAAACTATGAAGATAGCGTCATCGAAGTGTTAGAAGGCCGTGCAAAAGATGACCGTTTGTGGATTATGATTCATGATCTCGACGAAGGTGATGATTGGGAAGATCAAAGCGTGTGGTATAAAGCAAATCCTTTGCTCGGTGATGGTTTAGATATCGAGTCGCTAATTGTGGAATATACCAAAGCGAAAAATCAACCTTCGAAAATTCCAAACTTCAAAACAAAACACCTTAACATGTGGGTTGATGCGCCGACAATTTGGATTCCAAACGAAATTTGGAAAAGAAATAAAGTTGCTGAAATTCCGTTAGAAAAATTTACTAAATTCGGAAGTTATTTCGCCTTAGATTTATCTACAGTAACTGACCTTTCTTTTTTTGGTGGATTATCGGAACCGGATGAAAACGGATTCCGATATGTTAAAACTTTTTTCTTTTGTCCTGAAGATACCATCGACAAAAGAAGTAAAGAGGACCGTGTTCCATACCGATATTGGCGCGACCAGGGTTTGCTTATTGCTACACCAGGTGAAGTGATTGATTATGCGATTATTGAGGATGTTATTGTGCAGAATTTTCCGAAATATAACGTTAAACGCTGCGAGGTTGACCGATGGAACGCGACTGCGATAGTCAGTAATTTAATGGAGCAGGGTGTGAACGTTAGTTATTTTAGCCAGGCAATTTCTAACATGAGTTCACCGACAAAGATGTTTGAAAAGTTGGTTTATGAAGGAAAAATTCTGCATGATGGAAATCCGATACTGGAATGGATGCTGAGTGGTTGTGTGGTGGTGGCTGATGCAAACGAAAATATCAAAATTCATAAAGGGAATTCTAATAAACACGGAAAAAGAGTCGATGGTATTATCGGATTGATCATGGCGTTGGGTGGCAGCATGAGTCTTCCTGAAGAAACATCAAAATACAGTAAACCTTTAAGCGAAGACGAAATTTATATCTAAACTAAACAAATAACTATATGAGCACCGACGCACAACGAAAACTAGCCTTAGAAGAAGAAATTCGGCAACTCGAAGCTAAATTATTAAGAATGAAAGAACTTTCATCGTTTAAAGGATTTTACAACCGATTTTTCTGCCATCTAAAAGAATCGAAAACCAACGAAGAAGCTTTCGAAAAAACAAACAGCGAATACCAGGAATTATTTGGTGTTCCTAGATATAGCGATTACCAATCGTACAAACAAATAGTCAGATACCATCTTAAAAAACAACCATAATGAAAGAGTTAAAAATTATCTTCGCAATTATTCTTACTTTCGTGATTGCATTTGTTACTAGCGCGTTGCTCGAAATTCCTTTCTTCTACAGTAAATGGCCACGTTATGGATTAGTGATTTTAGTTATCGCTGTGGAATTGGTAATTGGAGTAATGTATGTCAAAAGTGAAGTTGAAAATTTAAGTAAAAAACAAGATTAAAAATTTTATAAGAAATTTAAAGCGCACCAACCAGTGCGCTTTTTTTATTCTTAAAAGTCAAAATCTTTACCCTAAAGCGCAATAGTGTCATTGTAGTTTTACCGAAAATTAATAGGTAAACTATGTCTTTAGGTCAAGCATTACGAATGACTTTTTCAAACAGGTCCGAAACCGGAAAAATGCTTTCCGGATCGGGTTTTGGTTGGTTGGGTTTTGGTGGTGTTGGCGTAGATGCTACTGTGGCAAACAGTCAAACTGCCTTTACTTTGTCGGCTTTTTACAATGGAGTTGAGCAGCTCAGTAATGATATTGCAAAGCTTCCAAAAGCAGTAAAGCGTAAAAACGGCGTAAATCGTGAAGACTATCCTGATCATCCAGTCAATTACTTAATTTCAAACGAGCCAAATAATATGATGACGGCTTTCGATTTTTGGAAGGTGGTTGTTGTGCGTATGATCATCAAAGGGAATGCTTATGTTGAAATTATTCATAATGCTGCTACCGGAAGGATTGAAAGCTTCATTCATTTAGACAGTCAAGATGGTGGTTATGTAAATGTTTTTGAGTTAAACAATAAATTATACTACACCTATAAAGGCCGTGAAATATCGTCCGAAAACATGCTGCACTACAAAGCATTTTCTTTCGATGGTAAAATCGGTGTTTCTGTGATAACCTTCGCTGCAAAGCAATTAGGAATTTCTATCGATGCGCAAAACTACCAGTCAACAGTCTATAAAGATCGTGGGATTGGTTATGGTGTGATTGAAGCTGATGGACCAGTAAATGTAGATACTAAAAAGCTTATTGAGGAAGGTTTTACTTCAAAAATGTCTGCGCAAAACAAGTTTAAAGTGCCGATGCTAGATGAAGGAATGAAATACAAAAGCATTTCTATTTCTCCTGCCGAAGCACAATTCTTAGAAAGCAATAAGAATGGTGTATTGGAAGTATGTCGTTGGTTGAATATTGCGCCGCATAAACTAAAAGTGTTAGATGATGCGAACTATTCAAATATCCAGCATCAAAGTATAGAGCACGTTCAAGACAGTCTTTTGCCGTGGATTATGCGATTAGAACAGGAAACTGCTCGCAAAGTTTTTACCGACGAAGAAAAGAAATTCGCCTATATCAAATTTAACGAAAAAGTGCTGCTTCGCGGTGATATGGAAGCGCGTAAAAACTTCTATACTTCATTAGTTTACGCTGGTGTAATGACTAGAAACGAAGCGAGAGCTTTAGAAGATATGAATCCGATGGAAGGATTAGATGAAATCCTTCAGCCAGCAAATATGCAAGCTTTAACAATGGCAAACGAATTATTACAACAACAAATTAAAGACAAAGGCGATGGTAATTGAAAATAAATGTGTGATACGTGAAGCGGTGCTTCGCGCATTGACTGATGAGCAAAAGAAAAACCGTGAGGCTGAATTTGTGATTTCTACAGAAGCAGTTGACACTTATGGAACTGTGTTTAAGTCTTCCGGTTGGGATTTGACGCGATACGAAAAGAATCCGATTGTTGCATACGGTCATCGCACCTGGAGTGATAATCCTGATATGATTATCGGAACTTCTGAAGTAAGAATCGAAAACGGTCAGTTGATCGGAAAAGTGCGCTTCGAATCAGAAGATGTAAATCCAACTGCTGAAACCATCTGGAAAAAAGTACAAGCAGGAACGCTTCGGATGGCTTCTGTAGGTGCTAACGTAATGGAGTGGCGCTGGGGTGATGAAGCGATGGGCGAAGATAAAAACACAATCTATTTTATCAGAACTGAATTGTTAGAATGGTCCATTGTTCCAATAGGTTCTAATCCTGATGCGATGGTTCGCGAGCGTCAAACTATAGATGAAATTCGTGCCGAAATGGCAAAAAATATACCGGTTACTGAGGAAGAAGAAGTAACCGAAACAAGAAAGCTTTCCGTTCGTAAAGCCAAATTAATGTTAAATCAAAATCGTTTTTAAAATGAAAAAAAGTGATCAATTAAAGCAAACGCGAGCTGGAAAAGTAGAAGCTCAATCTGCGTTAATTACAGCGGCAGAAACTGCCAATCGTGATTTTACTCCTGATGAGCAAAGTCAATTTGATGCATTGGATAATGAGATTAGAACTCTCGATACCAGTATTGCAAGCCAAATGAGAATTGAAGAAGCGCAAACGCGTGCTATTCAATTGGAAAACAGAGATTTGTTGAATCCGAATTCTGAAGCTGAAAAACCAAAACAAAAAAGAACTTTTTCTATTCACCGTGCTGTTTTGGCTGAATTGGGTGAAGTTCAATTGGATCCTGAAGAAATGCGTGAAGCTGAAGAAAACAGAAATGCTGCAATCGCGTCTGGAATTACTCCGGATGGTTTTGTTTTTCGTCTTCCTTCAAGAAATGTTGTGAATCGTGCTACGCAAACTGTTACTGGTGATAGTGGTGGTTATGGTGGCGAAAATGTGGCTACAGATGTTTTGGCTCCAATTGATTTTTTAAGACCGGAACCATTGCTTTCAAGAAGTGGTGCTACGTATTTGCGTAACTGTGTGGGTGATTTGAAATTTCCTAAAAATAACGGTGGTATTGTTGCAACGTGGGAAGGTGAAACTGATGAAACTGCTTCAACGGCAAATGCTTACGGAAGTCTTGGATTGACTCCAAAACGTTTGTCAGTTACGGTGCCAGTTTCTATTCAAATGTTACGTCAATCGTCTTTTGATATCGAATTATATACCGTTAATCAAATTAATTCTGCACTTGAAAACAAGATTGATTCAACTGGTGTTAATGGTCCTGGTACTGGTGGTTCTCCGACTGGTATTTTAAATACATCTGGAGTTAGTTCGGTAGCTACAGGAACAAATGGTTCTGCTCCGACTTGGGATATGGTTGTAGATTCTGAAACTGCTGTGTTTGTAGAAAATGCTAATTCGGCTAAATTGGTTTACTTAATTAATCCTAAAACTCGTGGTAAGTTTAAGAAAACTAAACACGAAGCGGGAGATTTCAACTATTTGATGACGCCTCAAAACGAAATCAACGGTTATCCTGTTTTGACTTCTAATCACGTTCCTTCTGACTTGACTAAAGGTTCTGGAACTGCTTTATCTGCTTTGATTTTTGGTGATATGAGTCAAGTATTGATCGCGCAATGGGGAATGATGGATTTCACCGTAGATCCTTATTCACGTAAAAAAGAAGGTTTGGTTGAAATTACTGTAAATCTATACATGGATATTGCGGTTAAACAACCAAAAGCGTTTACTAAGATTGTTGGGCTTATCA